TTAACAAGGCTAGCAGAATTGAAAAAAGAGGTGCAACTCCAACAGGCGGTGTATCTATGAAAGCTCAACAAAAAGCAGTTAATGTTTACGAAAGAGCAGTGAAAAAAGGCAAAATATCACGATAACCAATAAATAATTTTCACGACAATGTGACAGAAAAGGGCTTAACGGCCCTTTTTTTGTTTATATTTGCACTAATAAAATCAAATATGAATATTGTAAAGAATGTAGAATTCGGCGCTGAGGCTAGAGAAAAATTAGTATCTGGAATAGATATTATAGCCAACGCCGTAAAGTCAACGCTAGGGGCAAGAGGACAAACTGTTCTGATCGAGTCCGACCAACACACACATGGTCTAGCAATTTCAAAAGACGGTGTAACCGTTGCCAGGTCCATCGTATTGGACGATCCAACGCAGAATCTTGCTGTGCAGATGGTCCGTGAGGCCTCTGAGAGGACCGCAACAGCTGCCGGTGACGGTACAACTACGTCCGTAGTGCTTACGCAGGCCCTGATCCATGGCTATCAGCAGTTCATCAAGCCAGAGGACAACCCAACAAAGGTTCTCAGAGAGGTGAAAGACCTCGCAATTGCCGTTGGGCAGGCACTGGACGCAATGGCAATACCGGTAACCGACGAGTCGCTTGCGTCTGTGGCTACCATTTCGGCCAACAACGACCCAGAGCTGGGGCAGATCATCGCTGACGCGTACACCATGGTGTCAAAAGACGGCGTGGTGACGGTTGAGGCATCAAACAACGCTACAACTTATTCAGAGGTGGTGTCTGGCATGAAGCTCAGCAGGGGCTACATGTCGAAATACTTCATCACGGACCAGAAAAAGAACGAAGCAATCCTCGAGGACTGCTACATCTTGGTCTCTGACCAGGAGATATCGTCGCTGAACAACATCGAGCACTTGCTTGCACCGATCGTGCAGCAGGGAAAGAGCATACTGATCATCGCTGAGCTGGCGGAGAACGCTCTCAACAGCCTAAACTTGAACAAGATGAAGGGCGTAATCAAGGTCTGCGCCATCGTTCCACCAAGCTTCGGTGCTAACCGCTCCGAGATCATGGAGGACATCGCGGCTGCAACCGGCGCCAAGTACATCTCTGACGAGACAGGCGACAACCTGTTCACCATCTCATTTGCTGACCTGGGCCATGCCAACAAGGTGGTGGTAGCTAAGGATTCAACGGTGATCATGACAGACGACGAGTCACAACTTGGCGTTGCGACACGCGTCGATTCCATCCGCACCAAATTGGAGGAAGCTACCAACGAGTACGTGAAAAAGCACTTAGAGGAGCGCTTGGCGAACCTTGCAGGTGGTGTTGGTGTTATCTACGTCGGCGCACAGAGCGACGTGGAGATGAAAGAGAAGAAGGACAGGGTCGAGGACGCGGTGTACGCGACCAAGGCCGCCATGGAGGGAGGCATTCTGCCAGGTGGTGGTGTGGCGCTGCTAAACATCGCAGGTGAGATGTGTGGCTGCTCGACAGCCAAGAACATCCTCAAGCATGCCATGCAGCAGCCGTTCAATACCATCTTGGCAAACGGAGGATACGACGCGAACGAGATCAAGGGCGACATCGCCTTGGGATATCAAGGACAGTTCGGATACGGATACGACGTGAAAGAGGCTCGTGTAGGCAACATGATCGAGATGGGCATCATAGACCCTCTCAAGGTCACCAAGAGTGCCTTAGAGAACGCCGTAAGCGTCGCAACGACCATTATGAGCACCAACTGTATCATCACTAACGCAAGAGCCAAATGAGAGCCATCGGAAAATACATAGTAATCGAGCCAATCAAAGAGGAGACGAAAGCCTCCTCTGGGCTCATAATGACATCAACAGACGAGAACGACCTGCGGTATGGGAAGGCAGAGTGCATCCACGTAGGAGAAGATGTAATAGCGGCTATCCAGCCCACAACTGTCGTTTATTACGACAGGCGTGCTGGACACGGCGTTAGAATTCAGAATCGTCCGTATCATATAATCCAGGAGCGGGACGTCGTTCTCGTTCTCGATTGATTGCCTTCATAAAATTAGAAAACACCTTGTCTTGGAAGTCTTCCCGCTTAAACAGCGGGTTCACTTCCGGGTCAGTGGAGATGTAGACATCGTCGCGTAGCATCTCAAAAAACTCCTCAACGATCTTGTCGGTCTTGCGGGTCGAGGCGTAGATAACGCCCAGTTTCTTGGACGACTCCTTTGCAATCTTCATAAAACCACGGCGCTGCATCTCGTGGAACGCCTTGGCCTCCCACTTGAACATGCACTTGTAGTTGAAGTACTGGCGTAGCGGGAACAGCCGCTTGTGGTAGATGAAAAGCAGCACGCTCATCTGCGCCGCTGTAATTTCGTACTTACGTTGTACATACTTCGATATGATCGGCATGTACGCTAGCTTCTGTGCTAGTTCTTTGTTGTCCATTTAGTTTGATTTGTAACAAATTTAAACTAATTTTGTTAAATGGAGAAGCAAAAGGGCTTAGGAGACACCGTAGCTGTTATCACAAAGGCGACTGGAATAGAGGCATTGGTGAAAAGTTTATTCGGAGAAAACTGCGGATGCGATGCCAGACAGGAGGCTTTGAACAAGTTGGTGCCTTACAAGAAGAAAAAAGATTAGTATTATATTTGTAGTATTATGTATCAGATACTACAAGCAGGTCGTGCAGCAGCGGTTACACCGTCTGATTCTGCAAATATTCCGCCAATTACTGGAGGCACAAGCAACAATGGTTGTTTGTTGTACATCGGAGGCGCTGGAAACGTGAAAGTTACCACTGTTGGTGGCGACGAAGTTACCTTTTCCGCTGTCCCTGTTGGAACATTTATGAGCATCCAAGTCGTTAAGGTTTGGGCTACTGGAACCTCTGCAACAAACATCGTAGCTCTCTGGTAATGATCCACCAAACAGACTCAGCGGCTAATACCCTCACAACAATAACGGGAGTAGCCGCAGTTGCGTCATTCGCTACAGCGTGGCAACCTATCATTTCTATGATTGTTGGTGTTATTGGTTGCATCTCTGGAATTCTTGCATGCATTTACTACGTAAAAGGAATTATTAAAAAATGAAACTACCCGTTAGCTTTTCTGAATTTCAAAAGAACCCAGTAGCAGCCGTTGCGTTCTGCATGCTGCTTGTTGTTGGTTACTTGTACGTGGACCTTCGCTCAGGATACACCGAGCAGATCGAGAAGGCCAACAAAAAGATCGACGCGATGGAGATCAAAATCGATAAGATGGCATATGCCCTCAAGAGAAGCGATTCTGCCCTCTCTGCTGCAATAACTGAGCTTAGGATTATAAATACCGTTAAAAAGCTATGAGGATTTTCATCATTGCCTTTTGTTTTTTCTTATTGGCTGTAGAACTTGCATTTCCCGTAGGGGCAGTTACCACTCCTCCAATAGACGAGATTGAGATGATGATGGCAAAGATTCAAAGAAATTTGAGTTTGGCCTCACAGGTAACCAAAGTTGCTCAAACCAAAAGTGCAGCACTTGTTGCACAAAAGCAAGAAGAGAAAGCCGAACTGAAAGAAGCTGTTGTTGTTGCTGAGGCAAAGGTTGAAGAAGTCAAACACGTAGTGGAAGAAATGGAGCACAAGGTTGAATTTTACGCTGTTAAAATGATTGGCAGTGGCGTTGACACCTCTTATCAAGAAGTTAGTTTCGGAGGCCCGATATACGAGGCTTACTTGAACTACGTTGAAGAGGGCGGAAAAGAAGATTTTGAATATTTCAGATTATACATATGGCAGCAAAAGTAAAATCAGAGGCTGCCAAGTGGAAGCCAAAGGCATCGATTAAGCGCCCCGGCGTTGTGTCTAAGAAGAAGAGCTCTTCAATGAAGACATCGAAGAACTACGTCAAGAAATATAAGGGACAGGGACGATGAAAAACGGACTGTACGCAAACATCAACGCAAAGAAGAAGCGTATCGAAGCCGGAAGCGGTGAGAAGATGCGTAAGCCGGGGACCAAGGGTGCACCGACAGCGAAAGCATTCAAGCAGTCAGCAAAGACAGCCAAAAAGAAATGATGGAGGGCTTCTTGTTTGGGACGTTGTTCGTTACCTTTACAATAGGCATTTCGTATATTATAGGAGAGTACTTAGATGGCAAAGATTACAGGAAAAAACACTAGACCGGGTAGCAACAAGGCTACCGGAAGAGACTACTCCAAGGAGAAGGCGTATCAGTCTACCCCATCACGCAACAAGTATCGCGCTGAGCTGAACGCCGAAGCTCGTGAGCGAGGCATCTACGGAAAGCGTAAGTCTATGGACCTCAGCCACACCAAGGACGGCAAGATGGTTCTAGAGCACAAGTCGAAGAACAGAGCGAGACAGGGTAGCAACGGAAAGTCAACAAAGAAGTAAACTAACGCAATAGTTGGTTATCTTTGTATAAATGTTTAGGCCGCCAACCAAATACTCCGAATACTTAGTTGATGTAAGGAAATCAATAGACTACATACTGAAGCGTGTCAACGCAAAGTACGTGTCTAAGATCATTGCGGGCGAAAACATTACCATCAGTCCAGCATCTGGAGAGGGTGACGTTACAATATCACTGATCGGACCGGTTCCTGCGTCTAGTTCTACGACCCTTATTACCGAAGTTTACAATCAGACCGGCGCCACGCTTACGCGTGGGACAATCGTTTATATCAACGGGGCACATGGAAACCTTCCTAGAGTCACAAAGGCCATTGCTACTGGAGATGCAACTTCTGCACAGACGTTTGGGTTTGTTAGAGACAGTATCTCAAACAATAGCAACGGATTTGTCGTTGTAATTGGGAAGCTGTCAGGTCTTGACACACAGTCTATACCGGAGGGCACGCAGCTGTACTTGAGCGCTACAGTTGCCGGTACATACACCACAGCAAAGCAGCTTGCACCAAATCACTTGGTGTACGTTGGGGTTGTGGTAAGGTCGCATCCAACTCAGGGGGTGATCGAGGTGAACATCCAGAACGGGTACGAGCTTTACGAGCTGCACGATGTAAGCATCAACTCTCCGCAGGATAATCAGGTCCTAGCGTATGACTCTGGAACGGGGCTGTGGGTCAACCAAGCGCAGACTCCAGAGACCTTTATATTCACTCAAGGATCTCCGTCTAATACATGGAACATCACACACACGCTTAACAAATTCCCGTCTGTAAGCGTAGTAGACTCAGCAAACAACGAAGTAGAGGGAGACGTTCATTTCGTCGACCAAAACAACATAACTATAACATTTTCATCATCTTTTTCAGGAAAAGCTTATCTAAACTAACATGGCAAGAAAATTTTTAGTCTCCTTAGACTTAAACCAGAACGAACTTTTAAACGCTAGGATACAGAACTTAGCGACGGCACCTTCTTCTCCAGTAGAGGGCCAAATTTACTACGACAGCAGTGTTGGCGATAAGTCTATCTACTTCTGGGACGGAACTGCATGGATCGACGTTGGTGGTGACCTTAGGTCGGTTACGGCTGGATCCGGTATCTCGATCACTGGAACCAGGGACTTGACCATCAACACGGTATATGATGACTCGTCTATTGGTGTAAACGGATTTAACCAACTATATATCAAGGCTAGTGGTGTTACCAACGCGATGTTGGTCAACTCAGCACTGACAGTTACTGCTGGGGCGGGTCTTACCGGAGGCGGGTCAATTTCGCTTGGATCGTCTGCAACGCTTAACATCGGAGCTGGTACAGGTATTACAGTCAACGCTGACGATGTAGCCTTGGACACCACGTCTACTCGTAACACAGACCACTCTGCGGTAGTACTTACAGCAGGGGCAGGTTTGACAGGCGGAGGAGACATCACAGCGTCTCGCACGTTTACTGTTGGAGCGGGTACAGGTATCACGGTTAACGCTGACGACGTAGCACTTGCTGGAGCAGGCTCTTTGTCTGCAAACACTTTGACCAAATGGAACGGGTCTCAGCTTGTAAATAGCACAATTACGGACGACGGAACAACCGTAACCATCGGTGGTAACTTGACTGTAAATGGAACTGTTACATACATCAACTCTACCACGCTAGAGATTGGTGACAACATCATTATATTAAACAAGAACGAGACTGGAGCTCCATCGCTGAACGCAGGTATTGAGATCGAGCGTGGAACTAGTCCTAACGTTTCTTTCTTGTGGATCGAGAGCGGAGACTACTGGTCAACTGTGGATCAGCCTTTCCACATCGGATCAATCGCCGATGCTGGAGCGGGGTACTCTGGCAACAAGTACTTGGTTGGTGATAGTGGAATTGTTAAATACTTAACATCTGCTGACCTAGCCGCCGACATCATCACCGGAATCACAATCACTGGCTCTAACGGTGTCGCTGTTACGGGCTCTGGAACAACCAGTATTGGAATCGCAGGCACAAATGCCACTACAAGTGCAGTCGGAGTAGTTGAGTTGGCTACAACAGCCGAGGTGAACGCCCTTTCTAGCTCTACGGTAGTTGTTACTCCATCTGGCCTTGCTGGACTTCGTTACGCAACAACAGGTCCTGCATCTTTAGCTAATAGCATGATCGTTACTCACAACCTTGGCACGCTAGACGTGATGGTGCAGGTATACGAGATATCGACTGGAGACAACATCGAGTGCGACATGATTCGCACTACTACAAACGTAGTAACACTAGGATTCGCTTTACCACAACCAATTAACACACTAAGAGTACTTGTAATCAAAATCGCATAATACCACTCGATGAGAAAATTTATAACTGACATACTCGCCAAGGCTAATCTTGGCGTGGAACAGAATGCCTATGTATTGGGGACAGTAGGTATTGGAACTAGTACGCCTAATGCTCCTTTACAAGTTGTAGGTACTGGAGCTGGAGCAGTTGGTACTTTAAACCTACGAGGAAGCAGTGTACATATGGGACTTACTAGTAGTGGAGGTACATTTAAAGGATGGTATGGATACTTTAATGCTGCTACTCACGGTTCGGAAGCAGACTTGAATATAAAGACGGGATATGCTGGAACTAGCAATATCCGATTCTCTGCAGACGGTGACACAACGCCAGCAATGCTATATATAGCTAGTGCAGGTAACGTTGGTATAGGTACTACTGCTCCAGCAGTAAAATTTCACGTTGACGGAGGGAAATCTCTTTCAAGAACTACAGATAGTAGTTGGGGTCAGTCTGCGGTAGCAAACCCTAATGATGCGGAGGTTGGATTTGTATGGGCTGCTGGAGGAACGGGGTACCCAGGCGTAACATCTACATATACTAGACAATGGATTGCTGGATTAAATCCATTTGGAACAGGAATGGACAGATGGTCCTTGACCAATAAAACATTAGGGGCCAATACAGCTATTACTGTTCTTGAAGGTGGAAACGTTGGTATCGGCACTACTGGTCCTAGTGCTAAATTACAAGTGGCTGGAGAAATTAGAGCATCTTTGGGATCAACATACGGATATGTTGCATTACAGACAGGAGGAGCAACAGTACAAGGTTATGTAGAATGGTTTAAACCAGGCCCTGGTCGTGTAGGATACATGGGGTACAATGATGGATCTACGGCAAATAACTTAGCATTAACTTTAGAGTCTGGTGCAAACTTTGTAATTAATAATGGTAACGTAGGCATAGGCACTGCTAGTCCTATAGCAAAACTATCAGTATATACTACTTCACCACATTCTAGTCCTACAGGAATATCTGTAGCAGCAGGGGCAGGTGGGGCTAACTTGTTGGCTAGAAATACTGAATATCATAACTGGTTCCCATATACAGACGGAAATAATTATTATAGCGCAGATAATCATATTTTTAGAAATGCTTCTCACACTGTAGACTGGGTAAGAATAACCTCTGGCGGCAACGTAGGTATTAGTACTACTAGTCCTGCAAATAAATTAGTAGTTACAAGTGATGCTAGCCCAACTAATGAAAATACTTATGCTATTGCTGCTGCTTCAGCTTCAGATCCTGCATACAAAACAATAATTGGTTACGATTATACTAATGATATTGGATTAATAGCGGCTGTAAGAACAGGTATTGGTTGGAGAAACTTATCTATTCCTCAAGGTAGTTTGGGTATAGGTACATATAGTCCAGGATATAAACTTGAAGTAAATGGTACTTTAGGAGTAAACGGAAATGCTACTTTTAATGGAGGTAATGTTTATATTAACTCAGATAATAGTTACATAGGTAATAATACAACTGACCTAGTAAGTCTTTCTGGAGGTACAATGTATTTGCCGGGTAACGGAAACGTAGGTATAGGCACTACTGCTCCTGGAGCTAAGTTAGACATTGTTTCTACAGGATCAGGCAGTGAAGGACTTAGGGTTGACGGATCTAGTGGGGGGTTTGCCTTTGTAGTTAAGGGCGGTAGTGATTATACCTCTCATATAAGAGCAGGTGCTACAATTGGTGTCAATTACTTTGTAACACCTCCATCAAATGGATTAATAGTTGAAGGTAATGTAGGCATAGGTACTACTAGTCCTAGTCAAAAACTCCATGTAGTTGGTAATCAATATATTACAGGAAATATTACTGTTGGTGCTTCGGGTAATTACAGTAATGTTAATTTTGTTAGAAATGATGGTGCGGGGGTAGGTGGTATTGGTTGGAGAAGTGATGGAATTTTTTATGTTGGAGGGCATCTAGATTATGGACCCAACGCAGGTAACAATGTAAGAGTATATGGCTTTGGTGCAAATCTTTCTTTAGGAAACAATACAGCTGGAGATGTACTAACTGTTACAAATGGAGGTAATGTTGGTATTGGTACTACTAGTCCAGCTGACAAACTTGAAGTTGTTGGTAATATAAGAGCTACAACTTCCGGAGCATACAATAGTATAAGCGTTTATAATACTGGAGCTACTGGAGGAGGGGGGTTTTTAGCATATCAAAATGGAACTCCAAATGCATATTTTGGTGCAGCAGGATGGTATCAGGGAAATTCAGATACAGGAGTTATTATTGGAACAGATAGTTCAAGTAGACCTATTAGATTTTTTACAAATACTGAGCGTATGCGTATTACCGGAGACGGTAACGTAGGTATTGGTACTACTAGTCCAGGTTACAAACTAGACGTTGTAGGAGAAGCTAGATTTGGAAGTAACTATAAAGCAATTATAGGTAACGATGGAACATATGGTGCATACTCCACTATAGGTTTTGGCGGTACCTCAAATGGATATAATAGAGTCTTCGGACAAGACGGAACAGCGGACGGCCTATACCTAGCTTCAGCAACAGGGCGTGGAATTTCATTTAGAGTAAATGGAGGTACCACAGATAATATGTTCATTAACTCAAGCGGTAACGTAGGTATCGGTACTACTAGTCCTGCTTATAAACTAGATGTAAATGGAGAAACAAGACTAGGAAAATTAATTACCACTTGGAGTAATAGTCCTATAAGTCCGTCAGCTGTGATGTATTCAGAGTCTGGATATAATACGGTATTTGCTGGAAATGGTCAATTTAGTACTTCGTATTTAGCCCTAATGACTACTGGTAATATGTCATATATGGGTGGCAACGTAGGTATTGGTACTACTGCGCCACCAATTAAGTTCTATGTAGGGACAGTACTTACTGGTACTGTTGGCAATGGAACATACGCTAGTGATGCAATTGCTATAAACTCAAGTGAGTCTATTACAATAGGACCAGACAGAAGGGCAGATTGGGGACTTGATGCAACAACCGCTACATCAACAACGTTTCAGTCTAAGCTAAATATTTGGTCAGATTCCGAAGACCACATAACCTTTGGAGGTGCTTCTACTCATTTAGTATCAGCCTGGGAATCATTCAAGATTTGGATTAACAACGATTCTGCAGATGCAGGCACGTTTCATCTGTATCACACGTCATCAAAGACTGAGTTTGCTAGATTTACAGGAAGCGGAAATAACTGGATAAACGGAGGTAATGTAGGAATTGGTACTACCGGACCTGGATGGAAGTTAGATGTAATTGGAGACGTTAGAGCATCTAGTTATTTTGTTGGCGGATCGTCTGGACAAGGATTTTCTTGGGGTAACTTTACTTATGGATCATACATAGATGTAGACAATAGTCAAAACGCTTTGAGGATAAGGAATACCTCTGGTACTATAATGTTAGAGGTAAACGGATACTTAAATTACTTTACTGGTAAATTAGGCATTGGGAATAATAGTCCTACTTATAATTTAGACGTTACTGGCACGGGTAGATTTACTAGCGGATTGTTGTCAGATTCATTAAACGCAGTAAATTATCCATATAGTTTAACATTAGGAACATCTGGTGCAGACGCAGGATCAGTTACAATTACTGCAGGTAGTACATCCGGATATAACACTTCCATTTATGTTGGTGGAGGAGGGGCGTCAGTTGCTCCAAATAACATTGTATTCAACACCGCATCTGTAGAAAGGATGCGTATTTTATCTAGTGGTAACGTAGGTATCGGTACTACTAGTCCAAGTGGTAAATTAAGCATTGTTACTTCGGGAACTAATGATTTGTTGTATTTAAATTCTGGAGTTAATACAGATTTTGCCTATAAAATCGTATCAGGATCAGATGATGCTTTTGTCTTAAGAAGACAACACACTACTCAAGGAGATTTGAGTATAATGTCTTGGACTTATTCGGGAAAAGTAGGTATTGGTACTACTAGCCCAACAGGAAAATTAACTATTTCTCAAAATAATAGTGGGGGAGTAGCAGCATTGACGTTTACTGAAGACGAAAGTACAATTCAAGGACCGAGTGCTAATACTAAAATTTTAATGGGAGGTAACCTTTCGTTAAATGCTGCAAGTACTTGGGTAGCTGGAACTAACGGAAGTGAACGTATGCGTATCACCTCTGCAGGGAATATTGGAGTTAATACGACTAATCCGTATGCAGGTACAGGTGTTACTTCAGTAACTATAAATGCATCTTCATATCCCATACTGGCTTTTCAAAACAATGGATCTAGAACAGGTGAGGTAATAGGGTACTATAATCATTTGGCTCTTAACACTCCAGGATTTATTGCGTTAAGCCCAGGTGACTCAGAAGCAATGCGTATTACTACTGGCGGAAACGTAGGTATAGGAACTACTAGTCCAGTAACTGGATTGGACGTTAGAACATCCCCGTATAGTAATACAACAGCACGATTTGGTACAGCAAGGCCAGTTTATATAATAAACGATGATCCAATTATCGGATTCAATCAGTATTATAACAGCGGATGGAAAGCAGGGACAACAGGGTATTCTGGAAATGTAGGAGTGAGTAGTGCTGGTGAAATGTATTTTAACGTATCGACATCATCTGTAGTAACCGACAACATTGTTACTCAAAGAGAGGTGATGCGAATACTTAATAATGGCAACGTAGGTATAGGTACTACTAGTCCTAACTATAAACTTCACGTATCTGGAAATGCATATATAAACGAAACATTGTTTGTAAATCAGCTAACAACTATTGAAGATAGTTTGATTGTTTATGACAACTTGGGTGTAGGTACTACGACTCCGTCATCTAAGTTTCACGTAGTAACTGGCACTACTGGAAATATTGCAATATTTCAAGGTGGAGCAGGAAGATATATAGTGACTGGAACTGATGGTAGCGGTCAATACATTGAACAAGTTGGTAATTCATCTGGTGAAAGAATTCTTAGAATACAAAATAGCAATGGTAGCGGTGCGTACACGCAATTATTTTTAGACGGTGGAAATCAACGCATTTATACCTCTACAAATGTAAACGTAGGTATAGGTACTACTAGTCCTGGGGCTAAGTTTCAAGTTAGTGGAGGTGATGGAATAATAAACAACGCATTTATTGGTGAAGTTCCATCATATACATCAGCAAATGCACAATTTTCCCATACATCAAGAGCTGTAGCTGGTGAATATTCTTTTCTATCTGCAAATGATGGAGAAACGTTTATTAATTCAAAGACTGGTTATAACATAAGATTCCGAGTAAATAATAACGACAAGGTAATAATAAATAGTGCAGGCAACGTAGGTATCGGTACTACTAGTCCAACATTTACCTTATCTGTTCAAGGCATAGCTCAAGCTAGAGGGGGTGTGTATGTTACTCAAGCAGCCCCTACCAATACTTTAATATTAAATGCAGACGACACTGGGTTACATAAAATTTATACAAACTCAAGTGTAGACTTAAGTTTAGGAGCTAATAGTTCTACAACTCAATTATATCTAAAAAATGGCGGAAACGTAGGTATTGGTATTACTAGTCCTGCTGAAATACTTCACGTAAAGAGTCCGGGTAATAATGGTGGAGTGAGATATGTTGTATTCCTAGGACAAAACTCTACGGGTTATCAAAATTCTTTTGTAGCCAGTGTTCAAGACGAATTAACAGATTTAGGGGCGGGGATCGTTGGTACGAATACTGGGTCTAATCTTTCTTTTTCAACTCACCCTAATGGGGGTTCGCTTACTGAGCGTATGCGAATAACCAAGACAGGTAACGTAGGTATAGGTACTACTACTCCTTCATACAACCTACACGTAGAAGGGAATACATCTGGGATCTCTATTTATGCGTCTCATGACATTGCAGCGTTCTCTGATATCACAGTTAAGAAAGAGGTTAAGAGGATTGAGAATGCCATTGAGAAGGTAAAAGAACTGAACGGCTACACCTACGTGCGTACAGACGATGAGACAGGAACAAGAAGGGCCGGTGTTATCGCACAGGAAGTACAGAAGGTGCTGCCAGAGGTTGTCTCTGCTAACCCAGACGGCACTCTGAACGTAGCGTACTCTAACATGATCGCACTCTTAATTGAGGGAATGAAAGAACAACAGGCTACAATCGAAAGAATGCAACAAGAGATTAATGAATTGAAGAAATGAGCACACCAACATCTGGAGTAATACTCATCGGGGACTTGATAACGGACTTGGACATCACAACTCCAAGTCCATCCCTGTTCTCGCAGTTCAACGACTACAAGCTGTTTGATGGCTACGCTGATGCCTACAGCTACGTGGACCAAACAACCATCAAGATGAGCGGATTCTACAACCTAGAGGCCAAGGTAGGATACTCTTTCCAAGTGCAGTCATCCGTACCAGCAAGCCTTACAAGTTGCGACTTTCAAGTTATTGACTCGATTGGTATAGGTACTCCAGGACTAAATCCTGCCGTATCTCCTTTTACGGTCAACGGAGTACCACCAAATACCACACAGGGTGGTGGCGGTGTTCCACACTGGGACCAGATAACCCTACAAGTTAACTTTATCGCAACGCCCGGTCCTCCTCCGTTCCCTACAGTAACCGTAGAGTACTCATACAACGGGAGTACGTGGACAGACTTCGGTGGCTCTCCGTATCAAGTAGCGCCCGGTGCAAGTGCATCATCTGGAACAATTGACCACACAGGAAACGGTCAGAGTATTTATGTTAGGGTCTATTGATTTTTGTTAAATATTGAGTATATTTGCATTATGGCATTAAAAGTAACAAAATCCATCGGCACGAATCGTGGCATCACGAATGAAGCATACATTCGCATCGCTGATTATCAGATCAGTAAGTCTGGTAGCGCAAACTTCCGTGTTCAACTTTACATGAACGAGGCAGCAGCAAAAGAGAACAGTATGATGATGGGAGCTCAGGCTCAAAACATTGAAATCGGAGAATCTTTGAACGTTTCTTTGATGAAAGAAGTAGAAGAGACCTACACCTACACTCAAACTGTACAAGAAGAAAAAGAGGTTGTAAAGACCTACACCAACGATGCAGGAGAAGAAGTATCTGAGACCGTTAAGGAAATGGTCCCAGTAGAAAAAGAAATGACAGGAACTCGCAAGAGTAACGTTATTGACTTGTCTCCATTGCAGGGTGTTGACATCTTCGCTTACGCTTATGGTAAACTCAAAGAAAAATTAATTTCTTTGTATGGTGCTACCAAAGTAGAGGATTGTTAATACTTTATCATATATTTGCACTACTAATTTTATACATATGTCAATCAAATTAACAGAAGAAGAAGTTGAAGCCTTGAAAGGTTTTCAACAGCAAGCAAATGCTATCATTAGCGATTTGGGCAGAATTAGCTTCCAGATGTCAGACTTGGAAAGCTTGAAGTCACAGGTTTTAGAGGCCAAGGTAAAACTTGCTTCAGAACAGGGTGAGTTCTTCAAGGGCTTGGAGTCTAGCTACGGTAAAGGTCAATTGAACTTGGAGAGTTTCGAGTTTATCCCAGCCGAAGAGCCTACCATGGAAGTGGTAAAGTAAACTAAACGAGTTCACATTAAGAGGGCGGCCAAATGGCTGCCCTTTTATTTTGTATCTTTGAAGTGTATGAAATTCTTTCAAATTTTTAAGGACGAGAACGACCACTGGTCGTCTAATCGTTTCGTTGGAATTCTCTGTGCACTATCACTTTGCGTGACAATGTATCACAATTCATTCTCAGAAGAGCACGTAGCTCCGTCTGCTATTTTAGTAGAGTGCGTTACTGCACTTGCCTTTGGTGCACTTGGTCTAGGTGCTGCAAATAAGATATTCAAAAAGGACAATGCCGAAGGATAAGCCAATACCAAAGACTACAACCGGAAAGGGTGCCAACTACTTGCCTACAAGCAAGGGGGCTGGCATGACTGCTAAGGGAGTGGCCGCATACCGTAAGGCAAACCCAGGATCGAAGTTAAAGACTGCAGTTACTGGCAAGGTAAAGGCCGGAAGTGCTGACGCAAAGCGTCGTAAGTCTTTCTGTGCTCGCAGTGCAGGACAAATGGCAGACTTTCCAAAGGCAGCTGCTGATCCAAATTCACGCCTGAGACAGGCACGTAAACGCTGGAAATGTTAAAGTACGCTGTCGCCATCCTTCTTTTCACATCTTGCAGTGCTAACTGGCACTTAAATCGTGCAATTAAAAAAGACCCATCGCTGCTGAAGGGTGGCGATACCGTATTGGTTCACGACACCGTAATCACCACAAAGGAGCGAGTTCTTTACGACAGCTTTGTTACAACCGAGTACGACACGGTTACCATCGAGGACAGCTTCGTGTACACACAGGTCATCCGCAAGGACAACGTGATAAAAGTATACACCAAGTGTAAGTCAGACACCGTTCGCATAACCACGAAGATTCCATTCCAGTTACCACCAAAAGTAGTAAAGGCTGGAATGACAGACGTGCAGACCGCGATTTGGGCAGCACTGATATTGCTTTTATTAATTATTATCATTAGATTTGTAAGTAAATGAATACACTTGAATCAACCGAATTGGAAAGCTTAAAGGACTTAAACTTTAAAGTTAAGACCCTAAAGGAAGAAATTGCTGACATTGAAGTATCTTTGTCAAGACTTAAGACCAAGAAACAGAGCGCACTGTTCGAGATCGAGGTAGCTGCTGAGGAGCTTTCAAAGTTCCAAGCAGAGCTGTTCGAGAAGTACGGTAACGTGACGATCGACCTAAGTACAGGAGAAATAAAAAATGGGTAACATTAACAACTACACAACCGACACAGCCTTGGTGGGAACCGAGAAGCTGTTGATGTCTGACACCCCTGCCGGTGGTGCAACAAAAAATACCACAGTAGACGCAGTTGCCGACTACGCTTGGACCGCAGGAGCCCCACAGGTGACTCAGGCTCAACGATTGGCATTGGTCGCTACATTGGGTCAAGTAGTATACCAAACAGACGCTACAGAAGGCTTGTATCAATACAAGTCATCTGGCTGGTCAGCTTTATGATTATACGCAAGATATCAGTTGGTGCAGACTACAAGAACGCCATGAACTACCTTCATGGGCAAGACGTTTTGCGTGGTGAATATTTCATCGACTTGATTATTATGCGTGACAATGGATTCATTGAGATTTGGATCAAGAACGAATCTGGCGTGTTGCTGTGGAAATCGTTCAACAACAACATGCCGATATCGATCGAATACGATATAGACTTTTAAATAAAATGAAATCACCGCTCTGCTTTGTAGTAGAGCCTGTTGGCGACAAGCTTTACGACAACACAAATGAAATTGGGCTCATACTGAGCGCATCCAAGGAGGACCACACAGTAACGAACAGATTCGCTACGGTCATCGCCACTCCGATTTTATACACCGGGGAGATTGTACCCGGTGACACACTGATGGTACACCACAACGTATTTAGAAAGTACTTCGACATTCGTGGCAAGGAGGTCTACGGGCCATCACACTTCAGAGACAAAACATTCTTAATAGAGGACGACCAGTACTTTTTGTACAAGCATGACGGACAGTGGAAAGCTCCACACCCGTATTGCATGGTCAAGCCTGTAGAGAACTACGACGAGGGTGTAATTATGTCTACGGACCTAGAGAAGCCATTGTTAGGAATTCTTAAGTACGGAAATGACTACCTTTACTCAAAGGGATTAAAAGACGGCGACTTGATCAGCTTTCAGCCAGAGAGCGAGTACGAGTTCAAGGTCGACGGAGAGAAACTGTACCGCATGATGAGCAAAAATATCTGTGTAGCGCTATGACAACCGAAAGAGAGTTCAAAGAGAAGATCATCGCTGCCGCAGAGAAGGCAATCGTAGAGCTAATACTGGTGGCTAAAGAACCAATCCTTAATGGTGGCTCAGATACTGACCTGTCTGCCGACAAGCTAAAGAACGCTGCGGCGACAAAGAAGCTTGCCATCATGGACGCGTTTGACATCCTCAAGCGGATCCAAGAGGAGAAGAACATGCTCGACGCACCGGAGGCCAAAAAGACTCCCGACGCTGTCGAGACTAAAAAGGGCTTTGCGGAAAGGTTCTCTAAATGACCAAGCTGTATCAAGTACTCAAAGATGTTGTAAGACCAGAGGTCTTAAACAAAAAGAACAAGGATAAGTCTTGGGAGTACGGATGGGATCCGACGCATGACTTTGTGGTCATATCAAAGGACGGAACCATCGGGCCAATCTACGAGATCAACGGACTTCGTATCGCACTGCCGATGCCGAAGGACATACAGAACCGTGGAGCCAAGTGGCAGCCACAGGAGTACCCCAAGGACTTAGCAAAGATCAAGACCATCTTCGACTGGAACAAGTACGACAACGAGTTCAAGACCAAGTGGATTGACTACATCGAGACAGAGTTCGACAGGAGAGACAACGGTTTCTGGTTCATGAACAACAAGCAGAAGACCTACATTACGGGAACTCACTACATGTATTTGCAGTGGACCAAGATTGACGTTGGTCTTCCAGAGTTTCGTGAGTCTAACCGCATATTCTTTATTTTCTGGGAGGCGTGCAAGGCAGACACAAGGTGCTTTGGAATGTGTTACCTCAAGAACCGTCGTTCTGGATTCTCGTTTATGAGCTCGTCTGAGCTGGTGAACACGGCAACCATCAACAAGAACGCACGTCTTGGTATCCTGTCAAAGACCGGTAACGATGCAAAGATCATGTTCACGGACAAGGTGGTGCCTATATCGAACAACTATCCATTCTTCTTCAAGCCGGTGCAGGATGGTATGGACAAACCAAAGACTGAGCTCGGATACCGTGTGCCTGCGTCCAAGATTACGCGGAAGAACATGGACAAGAACGAGGAGGAGATCGAGGGACTTGACACGTCTATTGACTGGAAGAACACGGCTGACAACAGCTATGACGGTGAAAAGTTGAAGCTACTGGTTCATGACGAATCGGGTAAGTGGCTTGCACCAAATAACATTGAGAATAACTGGCGTGTAACTAAAACGTGTTTGCGTCTTGGTTCGCGGATCATTGGAAAGTGTATGATGGGCTCTACCTCGAACGCACTCGACAAGGGTGGATCTGGGTTCAAGGATATCTACTACGACTCAGACCCAAGGAAGCGAAGCAGTAACGGACAGACCAAGAGCGGCCTGTACTCACTGTTTATTCCCATGGAGTGGAACTTTGAAGGTTTTATCGACGAGCATGGCTGGCCTGTGCTTGAAAAGCCAGAAAAGCCAATTAAGAGTATCGATGGGAGCTGGATTATACAGAGTGTTGTAGAATACTGGGAAAACGAAGTTGCAGCACTGAAGAGCGACTCGGACGCACTAAACGAATTCTATCGTCAGTTTCCACGCACGGAGTCGCACGCGTTCCGTGACGAGAGTAAGTCTTCTCTGTTCAATCTGACCAAGATCTACCAGCAGATCGACTACAACGACACGATGGTGCAGATCCAGTCCATCACACGCGGCTCGTTCCACTGGAAAGATGGTGTAAAGGATTCAGAGGTGGTATGGACTCCAGATCGAAAGGGGCGTTTCTTGGTGTCATGGATGCCTGAGCATAACAAGCGTAACAAGGTATTAAAGATAAACGGCAGGTTCAAGCCGGGCAACGAGCACATGGGCTGCTTTGGCTGTGACCCATATGACATCTCTGGTGCCGTTGGCGGGGGCGGGTCTAACGGATCGCTACACGGGCTGACCAAGTTCCACATGGACGAGGGGCCGGTTAACGAGTTTTTTCTTGAGTACATTGCACGTCCACAGACGGCTGAAATATTCTTTGAGGACGTACTGATGGCCTGCTTCTTCTATGGCATGCCGATCCTTGTAGAGAACAACAAGCCAAGACTACTGTATCACTTCAAGAACAGAGGATATCGTGCATTTGCGATGAACAGACCAGACAAAGCCATTGCCAAGTTGTCAAAGACAGAGCTTGAGATTGGGGGAATACCCAACTCATCAGAGGACGTAAAGCAGGCTCACGCGGCTGCTATCGAGACGTACATCGAGCAGCACGTTGGCATTGACATGGAGGGTACGTACAGGCCGACAGACGAGATGGGCACCATGCCGTTCACTAGAACCTTAGAGGACTGGGCACGGTTTGACATCAACAATCGTACAAAGCATGACGCATCTATCAGCTCTGGCCTTGCCATTATGGCGACGCAGCGACATTTATATGTACCCGAGGTAAAGAAGTCAAAAATAAGCCTTAAATTTGCACAATACGATAACAAAGGCTTTCACAGCGAGTTAAGAAAATAATGACAGATCCAAAAATAATAATCAATGCAACTACCTTCCCAAGCCAGCTGGCCACGGACGCTGAGAAGGCGTCTAAAGAGTTCGGTCTACAGGTTGGGTTAGCGGTGCAGTCGGAGTGGTTCCGAAAAGACGCAGGCTCGTGCAGGTTCTATAACCAGTGGGTGGAGTTCCACCGTTTGCGCCTGTATGCACGCGGAGAGCAGTCCGTTGAGAAGTACAAAAAGGAGATGTCATTCGATGGAGACCTATCGTATTTAAACCTTTCTTGGACACCGGTACCTATCATGCCTAAGTTCATTGACATTGTTGTTAATGGAATGGCTGATAGAAACTTTTCAGTAAAGGCCGTAGCGCAAGATGCACTAGCGGCAGATCAGCGTAACCAGTTCCAAGACATGATCGAAGGCGACATGGTCGCTAAGGATTTCTTGCTACAGACAAAGGAACAGTTTGGCGTAGACGCGTTCAACACCAATGTAGAGGAGCTTCCATCAAACGATGAGGAGTTGCAACTTTACATGCAGTTGAAATATAAGCCAAGCATCGAGATTGCAGAAGAGCAAGCAATCAATACTCTACTTGAACAGAACAACTATGCAGACACTAAAAAACGTATCGATTACGACCTTGCCACTCTGGGTATCGGTGGTGCAAAGCACTCATTTCTACCAGGAGCCGGAGTTAAGGTTGAATATGTCGACCCCGCCAACTTGGTATACAGTTACACCGAGTCACCCTATTTCGACGACGTATTCTATTGGGGAGAAGTAAAACAGGTTCCGATCACTGAGCTGATCAAGATCAAGCCAGACATCACAAAGGCAGAACTAGAAGAAGCGTCACAGCTCGGATCTGCTTGGTGGGACTACTATGGCATCATGCGTACATACAGGAACGACTTGTTCGACAAGGACGTTGTAACCCTATTGTACTTTAACTACAAAACTGACAAGACCTTCGTATACAAGAAGAAGTTCTTAGAAAGCGGTGGGGAGCGTATAATCCGTAAGGACGAGAGCTTCAACCCTCCAGTAGACCAAGAGGAAAGATTCGAGCGTATCGAGAAGCGTATTGACGTTTGGTACGAGGGCATCTTGATTCTTGGCTCAAATAAATTGATCAAGTGGGAGTTGTCCAAGAACATGGCACGCCCCAAGTCTGCGTCACAGTATGCGTACTCAAATTACGTGATGGTAGCCCCTCGTATGTACAAGGGAGCCATCGAGTCTTTGGGCCGCAGGATGACAGCGTTCGCTGACTTGATCCAGATGACTCACCTTAAGTTGCAACAGGTGTTGACCAAGATGGTACCAGATGGTGTGTTTATTGACGCCGACGGACTGAACGAGGTTGACCTTGGCAACGGTGCCGCTTACAACCCAGAGGATGCATTACGCATGTACTTCCAAACGGGTAGTGTAATCGGACGTAGCTATACACAGGACGGTGAGTTCAACAACGCACGTGTTCCAATCCAGGAGCTGAACCACAGTGCAGCACAGGGTAAAATCTCTAGCTTGATCTCAGCATACAACCAGTACATGGGAATGCTACGCGACGTTACAGGGCTTAACGAAGCACGCGACGGGTCTATGCCTAGCGCCGATGCTTTGGTGGGCGTACAGAAGCTGGCAGCCGCTAACTCAAACACTGCAACTCGTCACATTCTTGATGGTGGTATCTTCATCACACGCAGGTTGTCTGAGGCATTGTCTTGCCGTGTGTCTGACATTTTAGAGTACGCTGAGTTCCGTGAGGAGTTCGCTAACCAGATCGGTAAGTATAACATCCAGATCCTAGACAGCATCAAGGACCTTTACTTGCACGACTTTGGTATCTTCATCGAGGTTTCGCCTGACGAAGAGGAGAAGCAACAGCTTGAGGCAAACATCCAGATGGCATTGAGCCGTGACCAGATCGCCCTTGAGGACGCAATCGACATCCGCGAGATCAAGAACTTGAAGGTTGCTAACCAGTTGTTGAAGGTTAAGCGCAAGGACAAGGAGAAGAAGGACATGGAGAAACAGCAGATGATGTCTCAGTTCCAGTCTCAGTCTAACATTGCAGCTACACAGGCAGCAGCCGAGGCCAAGATGGCACAGATCGAAGCAGAAACACAGTCTAAGATCCGCATCAAGGAGGCAGAGTCGATGTTCTCAGTTCAAACAATGCAACAGGAAGCTCAAATTAAGTTGCAATTAATGCAGCAAGAGTTTCAGATGAACATGCAGTTGAAGGGCGTTGACGCTAGTATGATTAACGACAAAGAAAAAATGAAAGAAGAAGCTAAAGACAAGCGGATTTCTATTCAGAATACACAGCAATCAAAATTGATCGAGCAAAGAAAAAACAACTTGCCACCGGTCGATTTCGAGTCGAATGAGGACACCCTTGATGGCTTTGACCTAGCGTCATTTGAGCCAAAATAGCGTGTCACATTTATTCGTAAATTTGTGACGTAAAATCAAATCTTATATGGAAAATGAATTCAAAGTGAAGGAAGTAGCCTTCGAGGAACAGAAGTCTGTTCAAGAAATCGAAGCACAACTTCTGAAAGAGCACGAAGAGAAGCATGGCTTGTCTTCTGAAGAAGCCCCGGTAGAAACCACAGTGGTGGCAGCTGACGGGACAACAGAAAAGATCGAAAGCAACGAGGCGCAAGCCAAGGAGCTAGAAGATACAGACGTTCTTACATATTTAAAGAATCGGTACAACAAAGAAATCAACTCAGTTGACGATTTGTTCGAGGCGAGAAAAGAGGCGGAGGAACTACCAGAAGACGTGTCTGCGTTCTTGAAATACAAGAAAGAGACCGGACGAGGAATCGAAGATTTTATTCAGCTGAATAAGAACTACGACGATGTTCCTGCAAATCAACTGCTAGCTGAATTCATCAAACAGGAGAATCCAGAGTATGACGACGAAGACGTAAAGTACGAAATCGAGACTCGGTACGACTTTGATGAAGATCTTGACGATCCAAAAGACGTTAAGAAGAAGAAGCTAGCAATGAAAAAAGATCTTGCAAAGGCCAAAGACTACTTCAACAAACTGAAGGAACAGTACAAGGTACCCGTTGAGTCAAGGGGTGGCTTAGTTTCTGACGAAGAGAAAAGTATGTACGAGGACTTCAAAAGATATGCTCAAGAATCCGAGGAAGTGCAGAAGGCTCAGTTAGAGCGCTCAGAGTTCTTTGCTAAGAAGACAGACGAGCTTTTCAGCGATCAGTTCAAAGGTTTTGAATTTAAGATCGACGACAAGTCTCTCTCGTTTAAACCTGGCAGTCCAGAACAACTGAAGAAGGCTCAATCTGACGTAAGCAAGTTTATTGGTTCTTTCTTAGACGAGAAAGGATTCATTAAAGACCCAGCTGCATACCACAGAGCTATCGCAGTAGCAATGAACCCAGACAGCTTTGCCAAGCACTTTTATGAGCAAGGCAGAGCGGCAGCAGTAGATAGTGTAGCAAAGGAGTCAAAGAACATCCAAATGGACGTTCGGTCGGCACCACAGCTCACGCCTACAACTGGTTTCAAAGTTGTTGCTTTGGACTCTGACCACGGAAGTGGGCTCAAGATAAAAATGAGTAACAGATAACAAAAAACAAAAAACTAAAAAAACAAAACTATGGCTGGATCAGTTCAAGTGAGTCCCGGGTTTGCTATAACCCCCTCATCCGTTAAGGCAACTTTGCCTTCAAATTACATTACCAACTTCGATTTCTTGAATCAGTATCTTCCTGATACTTACGAGAAGGAATTCGAGCGTTACGGTAATCGCTCTATCGCATCTTTCTTGCGCCAAGTAGGTGCTGAGATGCCTTCTAACTCTGACTTGATTAAGTGGGCAGAGCAAGGTCGTTTGCATACCAAGTATGTAAGCTGTACTTCTGCTGCTGCTGCTGCTTCTGACACCGCTACTTGGACAGTTGCTGACTCAGGCATTACTGCCTGTAACTTCCGCGTAGGTCAGACTGTGTTCTTGTCTCGCAATGCTGGTGGTACCCAAAGCGATAAAGCTATCATCACCGCAGTATCTGGATTGACTTTCACTGTAGCTTACTACGCTGCTGGTGGTCAAACTATTCCTGTATCAACTACTTCTACTGCATTTGTTTACGGTTCTGAGTTTAAAAAGGGCAGCAATGGAATGGCTGGCTCTTTGGAGGCTGAAGATTCAATCTTTGACAACAGCCCTATCATTATCAAGGACAACTACGAAGTATCTGGTTCTGACATGGCTCAGATCGGATGGGTAGAAGTTACTACTGAAAATGGTGCAACTGGCTACTTGTGGTACATCAAGTCTGAGCACGAAACTCGCTTGCGTTTCGAGGACTACTTGGAAATGGCTATGATCGAAGGCGTTCCTGCTGAAACCGCATCTGGTGCTATTGCAGCTACCGGTGACGTAGGAAACAAGGGTACCGACGGTTTGTTCTACACTATCGAACAACGTGGTAACGTTTGGGGTGGTGGAAACCCAAGTACCTTGGCTGATTTCGACGCAATCATTCAGCGTTTGGACAAGCAAGGTTCTATCCAAGAAAACATGTTGTTCGTTAACCGTAACTTCGGTTTCGACATCGATGACATGTTGTCTACCCAAAACAGCTACGGCGTTAACGGAACTAGCTACGGTGTGTTTAACAACGACGAAAACATGGCGTTGAACTTGGGCTTCAAAGGCTTCAAGCGTGGCTATGACTTCTACAAGACCGATTGGAAATACTTGAACGACGCAACTTTGCGTGGTGGTATCAATGGTGGTGAAGTTAATGGTGTGTTGGTTCCTGCTGGTTCTACTAACGTTTACGACATGGTGATGGGTAAGAACGCTAAACGTCCTTTCTTGCACGTTCGTTACCGCGCTAGCGAAACTGAGAACCGTCGCTACAAGACTTGGATTACTGGTTCTGCCGGTGGTGCTTCTACTAGCGATTTGGATGCAATGAGAGTTAACTTCTTGTCTGAGCGTGCATTGTGCACATTGGGCGCGAACAACTTCTTCTTGTTCAAAACCGCTTAATCTTAACTAAGATTATCACAGAAGGGTGGGTACAATGTACTCACCCTTTTTGTTTATATTTGTACCGTAAATCAAATCAAATTATGAAACAATCAAATCAGCTAAAGGATCGAGTATTCATCCTTACAAAAGACAAAGCTCCATTGAGCTACACGTTGCCTTCGAGAAACACCAAGCGTTTTTCTTTGTTGCACTTTGACGGAACCGCAAACCGAGCACTTCGTTACTCTAGAAATCAAAAGTCAGTGTTCGAGGATGAACAGGACGACAAGGCGATTTTGGAACCAATCATCTTTGAAGATGGTGTATTAATTGTATCATCAAACAATCCAATGCTTAGTAAATTCATGGACTTACACCCATTGAATGGAGACGTATTTAGAGAGCTTAACACAGAGAAAGAGGCTGCTAAGGACATCGAAGAACTCAATATTGAGTTGGACGCACAGATTGCTGCTAGGGGCTTAGAGTTAGAAACCATGTTGTCTATCGCTCAGTTGTTGTATGGTAGCGTTATTGAAACAATGACCACGCCAGAGATTAAGAGGGACATCCTGTTGTACGCTAGACAGTATCCAAAAGAGTTCTTGGAGATGGTTTCAGATCCAGACTTGCAAGACACGGCCATGGCGTCAA